CTGACATTTTAAAATTCCTCCGTTAAGTTTTAAAAGTCCAGTTAAGCCCTCATGGATTGATATTTTCTTAATGCCTCATGATAGGGCTTCATATTACCGGACTTTTTGCATTTTTCCTCTATTTCCAGTAACTTAGTTGGAGTCAATTCTTGCGGCGTTGGAGGGGTTGAAGTTCCACCGGAACTATTAACCTTTGGGCCGTCTTTGGGTTGGAACAAAAAGGGATTGTTCGTTTTGAAATTATTAACCCAATCGTTAACACCGTTAACAAGAAATCGGCCTTCCGTTGTTCCCTCGATATCAATATCCGTCAAATCAAACCGTTCATTAAAGAATGTTTCCGCGTCATCGCGCAAGCCCTCTTTTTTTAGAACGGGGAAAACGGCCCTATGTCTTTCGCCATATAAAACCGCACTTTTAAGGGATTTTTCACGTGAAACCGCTTCATCAAGTTTTGATTTGGTTTCCTCATAAAGTCCCTTAAAGTTTTCCTTTTCCGCCATTTGACTGGTTTTGAATGATTCGAGTTCCGCCGTTAGTTGGTCAACCCGTTCCGTTGCATCTTTGGCTTGGGATTTGTATTTATGCAAATCCTTTAAGGCCCGTTGATGATCATCGGGGTTGATTGTTTTGGAGTCGTTTTCTTTCGGCTTGTTTTCAGTTTGGACACCGTCCGATTCGTTGGCAGCACCGCCGCCGGTTGTTGTATCTTGTTCCATTATACCTCCGCATTAAAAAAAAACTATCGCCTTCCGGCCCTTTTGCGCACCGCGGCAATGACCGCCCGGCGAATCTTAATATTTATTGCCCTTGAAAATAATTGTCCCCTTTCGGGTAAGGTTGGGCGCTTTGGTTGTCCCCCCGCGCCTTCCGCGTGTCCTTTTTCCTTTAATTTAGATAGGCGTGTCCTGTATGTAAACCTAATTTTTGGGATTTTTCCCCGAAATGTCTCAAACTTCAAAGACTTCATGAATTGAAGTGAAAGGCGCAAATTCACGGGGCGCCGGCGTTTCCGGGGATATCGCTTCCGAACCCGGTCCGGATATCGGGACGGAACCTTATAGGCCTCATATCGTTTCCCGGATACCGGGGAAATGCCTTTTTGCGTTTTGGTCTTGATTTCATTGACAACCATAGCGCCGATCTTATTCAAGTCCCCTTTGGTCAACAATCCCAACCTATAACGGGAAATGATGATTTTTCTTAAATCACTCGCTAAAGTCTTGATTGTTGCCATCAATTACAACTTTCATCGCGTCCAAAATTGGTTTCTTAAACGTTTGATTTTGTTTCGGAATATATTCCCGGGGCGGAAGTTTGGATTTTCCGGAATGATTGTTATGTCCGTCCGCCTTTGCGGCCTGTTTTCCCGTTTGGCGGACTTCAATTTTTCCCCGGGGGTTGATCAATACCTCTAAATTGTCCAACATGTCCCCCTTAAGTTCCATATTGGCGAATAAGGATGAACTCCATTCTTTTTTTAATTCCTTATAATCCTTTGAAAGTTGGCGTTTCCATTTGCCATTTCGAACCGGGCTTTTTCCGGCTCCAACATAATCAAGAATCATTTCATGAACCAATTCCGCGATTTCCTCTTTTGTCATCCGGACGGTTCCCGGCGCCGGCGCCCGCTTGGTAAGTTCATACGGATCAAATTCAAAAAAGATTTTGTTTCCCTTAATTGGCATTTTCCATATCTTCCGGTTTGGGGTTAATCGCCTGGACAAAAGAACGGTTAAGGTTTTCAAGTTTTTCGGCCAAAATTTCTTTAAGTTTTTCTTCCGCTTGTTCCATCGATAAATCCGGATTGTCAATCATGACAAGTTCAGCCATTTTGTTAATCCCTAAGTCTTTTCGGGCCTTAAGGTTTTCAAGTTTATCTTTTTCGGTTACAACCGGCTTTATTTCATTGAATTTAATGGATATTTCCATATCATCCGGCAACATTCCAACCGCTTTGAAGTCCGCGTCATATGTCCCGGTTTGGAAATATATGTTATGCCAACGGCGGATAATGTCCCATAATTGGCGCTCTATTGCCTTGTAATCCTTTTGTTTTTCCTCAATATCATCAATCGCCTCGGACATTTCAATTATCATCGCAATTCCGGAAGGAAAATTTGTGGTGTCCAGTTTGATTGAAACATTGGCCGGGCTTAGGTTGTTGGTTGAAAGTAACAAGGCAACATACAATTCAACCGATTTCATCCATGAATCCAAAGGCGGGTTGGAACTGAGGATATCAACCGAGGGTTTTGGGTCCCCCCGCTTTTCATCGTAATTGAGACAAATGGCGTTATTAGGCCCGAAATTCATTTGTTTGGGCAAATCCTTCCCGGTTGCGACAACTTGCCCAAAGCCTTGATAATAAGCAATGAAAAGCATATCACTTATAATTTTGTTAACTAATATTGATCCATCAACCAAGTCATCCCCGCCAATCGCCCAAAAGAAACCGTCTTGTTCTTCCGCGTTGTTCACCGCCGGGATTCTTTCGATTGGGTTTAAGTTATCATCTTCACTTTTCCCCGGTAAAATTTCCCCGCCGCCGTCCGTTGTAAAATGATATTTATCACTCCACCAAATATATTCTTTTGGCTTGTCCGCGTTTTCATCCCGGGGGGAATCCGCAATTTCTTCATCAATGTAATTCCGATCCGAGGCCGAACCGTTGATATAATCGGAAAAGATAACCGCCCGCATCATTTCCCGGTCGTTTCCATCTTCAATTACATCATATTGCCAGGGCGCCAAAACCCGGATTTTAAGCTTTAGTTGGTCCTTACCTTCAATCTTTTCGGGAACGCAAAGGATTAGGCAATTTTTATGAAGTTCCCTATACCTATCTGATTTCTTTAGTTTTTCATCAATGTCCAATAATTCTTCAATCGCGTCAATTTTGGCCGTTAAGTCTTTACTATCTTCAACTTGACGGGTTACGCCGCCGGCATATGTCCGGGCAATCTTGTTAACAATCTTTTTGCAAATTGAAATATTTGCGGCCCGGTTGGACATTTGACAAACCGTATCTTCCTTAAGGCCTTCACTGATAAGGGATTCAATGACATAGGCCTTCGTTTTGTCCTTATAGATTTCATATCTTTTAAGATGTTCCCGCTTGCGCCTTTGGTTTTCGGAACCCTCAATTTCTTCAATAACCTTTTTTCGATATTCAATGTTCAATAATGATTCTTCATCAAAAAGTTTCATCGTATACGCCTTTCGGAATAAGTTGGTTTTCGGTCTAAATCATTATGGACCGCATGAACATGATAACCGGCGGCAGTTGTTACATGTTGATATCGTTTGGAATCATCTTCAACGTATTGACCGCCCTTTTTTAGCGCCGCGTTGCGCATCCCCTCTTTGAGAGTCTTGACTTTAGAATAAAAGAAACTTCGGACTTTTCCATTAACATTTTTTAAATAGGCGTTAAATCGGTTATGACGTTCCCGAACCGGGGGATTGCAAAGGGGAACCTCTATTATAAATTGTATCGGGTTGCCGTCCGGATTTCTATAATTGGCAAGAAATTTTTCGATAATTTCATAATCGGAAGCATTTGATTTTGTTGATTTACTATGTCCCGAGGCGTCCCCATGAATCACATAGGGAACCGGATAATCTAACATCCCCCGGCCCGCAATTTCATCCATTTGGGCCTCGGTGTTGGCGCCGTCAACAATGGATTCATCAAAGAAATGGAAAACCCGGGGGCCGGGTTCGAATTGGCTTGCACACATGGACATAGGCTTATTATGTCCGATGTTGAAATCAAAGTTCAAAAATATTGGCAATCCTAAATTTACCTCATAATTGCAATCCCTTACATTATGCCGGGAAAACCGGTGATAAATATTTTCAACGTCAAACGGAACCCAAAGGCCCTTTACAAGCCTATCAACCAACCGATCATGTCCAATATCCTCTTTGGCGTTTTCAATATACCAATCGGCAACATAGGGATTATTGTCAACGTTTGAAAAATATGAATGCCGGGTTAGGGGAATATTGGTTTTCTTGCCGTCTTGGGCGTTGCCAACATCAAAATATTTATAGGCGAAATGGTCCGGGCCGTCCGGGTTGGTTAGGTATAGAATCCAGTTGTTTTTAATATGGGGAAGGCGCCCAACCCGGGTCCGAATCATCTTAATTGCAATTTCTTCATCATTTTCATTTTCGGTCAATTCCTCAATAACGGCGCAAGAAAACTCCAAAGAACCAAGTTTTTTATAACGCCGGTCCCCCCAAGTCCGGGGAAGAATTTCCGATTTATTCCAAAACCTTATCTTGCATTCATGGGATGAATATTCATAATGTTTCCCCTTGATTAGTTCCGTTCCGTCCGATAGGCGGGTTCCCTCAAGATGTTCAATTATCTTTGTAAAGATTGTATCCCGTAAATCCGGCAAGGCCCGCCGGCCGATGCATCCCCGGGCGCGGGGATATCTTAAACAATGATCAACTATCAAATGGGCGCCAACTAGGCTTTTCCCGCTTGCCAACGTCCCGGATAACAAACATTCATGGATTCCCTTGGAATAATCGAAATTGGAATGGATATCATTGATTAAGTCATATTGGAACGGGACGGCCGTTGGATCAAAGTCCGAAAATGTTGGGGTTGAACGTTCATCCATATATCATTCTTCAAAGGCGGTTCCGATGTTTTTCCAGGCCCATTGACGCCCAAAAGCAATTTTCCGGGCTTGTCTATTTTTTTGAAAAACGACCGCATGGAAATAAACGATAAAAACGAACAACCCGCCCCATAAAATCACGGTGAACATGAAAATAAGATTGATTGGAAACCTAATCCAATTCATTAACGATTTCATCCCCTTCCGCCAAACAATCCGCAATATCATCCAATTCGGACGCCTCGGAAATCCGGCGGGCTTTTTCCGCCTGGGTTATGAGGTTTTCCTCTAAATAATCCAAAGCGGCCTTTGCGAAAAGATCGGCCCCCGCCTTAACAATCTGTTTGAATTGAGGCCCGTTAAACCTAACCCCAATGTTGGAGTTTTCGGCCAACTTGACTTGTTCACACAAATTATTAAGGACAAGGGGTTTTCTTTCATGATTGATTAAATATTGGGCAACGTCCGGTTTTGATAAGAACCGAAAACGGATATGTTCATCAAAGATTTTTTCAACGCCAACTAACATCAATACCGCCTAAATCCAACGCCGGGTTGCAACCGGGTTATGATAAGTTCTTGAAATCCAACAACGCCTTTGAAAAATAAATCCCCTTCAAAATTTTCAATCAAATGAAATTCACCGGGGCGGATTGGGTTTCCAATCATTGTTGGATCGGTGTCCGGTTCCGTTGTCCAATAAATATATCTATGTCCCTGGTTATTCAAAAGAATATTGCCCAAGGTGAAATATTCCTTAACCGCCGCGATTCCAACCTGTAATTGCATTATCCCGCCTTCCGTTTTGAATCATAATATTGATCGGCGCCGCTTCCAGGTATCCCGTTAATGCGGTCCCAACGTTTAAGGGCCTCGGTTGCCGTCAAGTCCGGAACAATCGTCCGGGAATAAGGACCGGTTGAGGCCGCCGCAACAACGCGGACAACGCAAAGACCAACTAACCGCACCGGCAAGCGAAATGCAAGAAACCAATAGAATCTTTCAAGTAATCTTTTCATCTAAAACCCTTGAAGGCCTAAATCTTTGGCGGCCTGTTGTCGTTTCCCCTCTTCAATGGACGCCGCAAGGGCGCCCTGCCTTGCCGATTC